ATGGCAACACTTAGACTATATCTAGATACAAGGGTAAAAAGGCAGGATGGTACGTTCTCCATCCGGCTTGCTGTCAACCACCATGGTGGGACTGCCTTCATATCCCTCAATCAATACTGCAAGAAGGATGAATGGGATAAAAGGGCTTGCAAGGTGCGCAAGCGTCCGGATCGTGATGCTATCAACGACTTCCTGCTTGACCGTCTTAATTTCTATAATAGAATGATGATGAAGGCGCAATGCAGGGAAACATACCGTGGCGACATTACGGCTAGGGAACTCCGGGACTTAATCATGCTTGAAGCCGAGCCTGCAAGGGAGAAAGTCGCCCTGCTTCGTGATGGCTTCATTGCCTACGAGGGCAGGAATCTGAAAAAGAACACGATAAACAGATATAAATATACTTGGGCAAAGATTGAAGCTTTCCTTGGGAAGGAAAAAGCGGCTCTGCTTACATACGATGAGATAAACCGCTCTTGGCTTGAAGACTTCGATGCGTTCATGGCAAAGGAGGGCTTGTCTAGGAATACCAGAACCAGCAGGATGCTCTGTGTCGCTGCTGTCTTCAACCTTGCGATAGATAATGAGCAGACGAAAAACTACCCTTTCCGAAGGTACAGTATGCGGCTTGAGACAACGAAAAAGCGAAATTTGTCGGTTGAGGAAATCCGCTCTATCTTCGAAGCTGGTGGTGATGAATTGGTCGACATGTTCCTGCTGATGTTCCTGCTGATTGGTATCAATGTGAGTGACTTGTTCGCCTTGACAAAGGAGAATATCGTCCGTGGTAGACTGGAATACGACCGGGCTAAGACTGGCAGGCATTACTCCATCCTTCTTCATCCAGAAGCTCTCCGAATCATCGAGAAGTACAAAGGGGAAAAGAAGCTGCTTCGTTTCTCGGAGCATTTCAGGAACGTTGATGTTGCAACGGTCATGATTAATAAGAAACTCGCAAAGGTGCGCCCAGGGCTTACTACGTACTACGCTCGCCATACGTGGGCATCTATAGCCTTCAACATTGGTATACAAAAGGACGTGGTGTCGCTTGCGCTGGGTCACTCGTTCGGTGTCCGGGTAACTGATACCTACATCAATGCAGACCTATCGAGAGTAGATGAAGCAAACCGCAGGGTTATTGATTACGTGCTATACAACAAAAAATAGCCTTATTTCTTGCGAATTTGCCGCAGAAACGGCTCAAATTGTTTTCGGGGATAGTTTTACATGCTTACCACGTAAGCGGCTCAGAACGCAAAATTCGGAGTAAATAGAAAGAAAGAGCAAAAAACATAGATAGAATGCAGGTGGTCGGGCTGCTTGCGGAACAAAAAAAGGGACTGGCTTTCGTCAGTCCCCTTTTATATAATTTATAAACGTTTCGTATCTATTGACTTATCCGTGATGTCGATGGCTTAGATTTCGTTACTCAGGCATATAATCGTAATTATCATTCAGATAATTCTTCAACTCATCAATCTGCTCTTGTGTTGGCTCTCCCGATTCATCAAGTTCTGAATCATCGAAATATTCGTTATAGCCTATACCATTTTCGGCATCGCTGATAATATAATCAGCTACAGACTCATATCCACCTTCGAGGATAAACTGCTTGTTATCACTAGCGATTGACTGAACGTAAGTATCAATTGAATTTCTCATTTTCTTTGGCTTAACCGTGCTGCCTAGGGCTTAATGTTACTGAATGTTTCAAAGTGCTTATCTCTTAAACACGATGCAAAGATATTAATATTTTTCCGTTCCACCAAATTTTTAAACGTTTTTCTTTTTGTTTTATTGTTATTTTAATGTTATTTTACATTTACGGCTTAAAATGGGCAAAAAATACCCCAGCGGTGAAAAAGTCGAATCGCTGGGGTAATAAGTGGAGACCACTTTAAACATTCAGTGATGCAAAGGTACGCTTTTCCTTTGAAACCACCAAATTATTTGCCAAAAAATTTCTTCCTCAACAAATCATTGATAAATCGTGACTTGTTGGGCAATGCGTTGAGGAAAGGCAGCAGGTCGTTGTCTATCTGTATGCCAACTAGCTTGACCGTTGCGCCTGCACCCTTCTTCGTTCTCTTGATGTTTCTTTTATTATTCTCCATATCCGTGATTCTTTACTGGTTCTCCATTTACTCGCAAAAGGTTGCTCTGATAGATGCTACACCTCTTCGGGTTCTTTCGTGGCGTGCCATCCTTCTTGCAGGTCATACCTCGATATACGAGGCAAGGCAAGGGGTATTCGTAGGTTCCATTCACAACATCCCAGCTTTCAACCCTTATCGTGTCGCAGTGGTCGCTGATATAATCGCCAACATTAACTGGGCTGTGCTCGGTAGCAAATGCTCTTGCCAGTACTCTTCTTTCGTTCTCAGCCTTCACGTTGATTTCGTGCAAGGCTTCTCTGTACTCTTGTTTTGTCATTGTCTTCTGTCTTTTTTAAATTGCCTATCTAACTTCGTTTTCATTCTGTTCATCTTGTGCTCAAGCCTGCCAATCTGCTTATAAGATAACCACTCCGGCTTGATATTCAGTTCCAGCCAGTACTGGCGCATTTCCTTGCAATGCCGGGCGATGCTCGGGAAATAGAGGTGTCGCTCGTATGGGTTGCGAAGGAAGTACTTGCAATCGGATAATAGACGACCAAGCATCATGTATTTATGCTTTTGCCCTTCTCCAAGACTGACAAGCCTTCCGTTGTCCCCGATCCACAGCATTGCACCCTCTCCCTTCCAGTGAAAGTCGAAAGCCTTGCTTACCGGATAATAATAGCCATCGAGCACCGTGCCTTCCTTTAGGTCTCGCCCAATCTCTCGCAGGCAGGTTCTTCCCCAGCTGGTCGTTACCTCGACCACTGCTTGCGCTTGTATCTTGTCGTATTCCTTCATATCTTGCCAAATTTAAATTTCTCGTTCCGTGATGTAATACTTGTATGTCACTCCACCCATTTTAACCTTGAAGTGTCGGTCTCCTTCTTCCATCATTTCTGCAAATGGGTTGTTCCTGAAGGTTTCCTTAATTCGAGAAAACCTTTCCTCCATTATCTCCTTGGTTCTGTAGTCTTCGATGTGACTATCAACTTGCCCAAGGCTATTTTTGCCGTTCAAAATGTATTGTTTCATATCTTGATATATTGTGCAGGGCTTGCGCCCTGCTGGTTAATACTTTTCTATCCAATACTCTGTTGTAAGATTCAATCCTAAGCATGCAAATTCAGTCTTGAAATAACCTTGACGTACCCAGTGTGGATAAAAATTATAGGCTTTTTTATATTCCCTAAACAAGCCGTTCAAGAATTGCTCTGCCTTGTCCTTGCGTGTAAAGTTTGCCAGCTCATCGATTTCCTCGCCTTCAACTTGTTTCTTGATGTAATATTTTGCTCTTGCCATTGTCTTGTCTCCTATCTTTGAATTATAAATTGAATACCTGCCCAGTCTGCAATGTTGTTGCTCTGTTGCAATCTCTTATTCTCCATATCAATCAAGATTGCTTCTGTCTCGGATATCTGTTTTCCGTTTACAAAATACTTCTTCATAGCTTCACCCTCCCTTGATTACTTAGCATATAATGTTACAACCAATCCTCTTCTGAGTGCGCAGCGGCAAGCGTCCAGACCTGCCTTCAATGCTCGCTTGATAAACTTATTGAAGAGTTCTGCTCCGATGAGCTTCAAGATTCCGCTTACTCCTACGAGTGTGTTTATCTTCTTGCCATCCTCTGTGCGTCCGAAGACCTTAATACGGAAGTTAGAGTTGATGAACTTTGTAGTGAACTCTAAAATGTTTGAATTTGACTTTTTCATTTTTCTTTGGCTTAACCGTGTTGCCTAGGGCTTAATGTTACTGAATGTTTATTGTGCTTATCTCCTAAACACGATGCAAAGATATTAATATTTTTCGGTTCTACCAAAACTTTTCCCGAAAGATATTAATATTTTAACTTTTATTGGCTGTTTATGTCGTAAGCACGGCTGTTTTCGGTCGTGTTCTGTCGTTTTCGGTACGCTTTCGGCTGTTTTCGGTCGTGTTCTGTCGTTTTCGGTACGCTTTCGGCTGTTTTCGGTCGTGTTCTGTCGTTTTCGGTACGCTTTCGGCTGTTTTCGGTACGCTTTCCACGCTCTATATAATAATAACCTGCACGCATTAGCTAGAATGAATATAATCTAACACTCATATCCCCTACCCCTTTTCTCTCAATGAAAAGTGTTCTTCGCACAAAAATGGGCAGAAAAACGCTCTCCTGCGCTTCCTGCCCTTCTAAAAATTGATATTATGATTGAACCTATTGAACTCTCTTCTTGATGCGCTCCTTTATCCAGTTAACGGCAATGAGTGCCAGGAATAGCAATACGCAATCGCCAGCGAATAATCTTATCTTATGCCATGTGCTCGCTGGCTTCTCTACCTCCTTGGTCTTGTATCGGGTCACGTAATACTTTACCTTTACGGTGTCGGTCACGAATGTGTAAATGTCGCCCACGATGGTGTCCGTCTTGGTTGTCGTCTTCCATCTGGTGGTCGTAAGATTGTGCCACCTTTCCTTGATTATGGTGTCGCCCTTGATATAGACCAGCACGCTGTCATGTTTGATTACGCTGTCCTGCTGCCGGGTGTCCTGCCAGTGGATCTTTCGCTGGTTCACGCTGTCACGTCTTACACTGGTGTGTGCGCTGTCGTGATAAATCGTGTTATTTTGCGCTGTTTTAGCGCAGGAACAGCCAAAAATCAAAAGTGGGGTAACTATAAGCATGGCGAGAAATAACGCCACAGAACGCAAATTTCGCCCTTTTCTTGAATTTTCCATACTTTGAAATGTTTGATTGATGTGTTTATTGTGTAAGCACCTTGATTTCCATGGCTTCCTTGGCTCGCTTCAAATACTTCTCGCAGGCTGCCAGTCCATTGTACCCTCCGTTTATTTTCCTGCGGATAGCCTTCAAGTCGTCTTTGTCTGCCAGTTCATTGCAGCCGAAGGTGTCGAATACCCACATCGAGGATTTCGTTGCTCCAAGAGAACGCTCCAGAAGTTCGGGACTTTCCACAACATCGAAGCCGCAATAATTGGCATACTTCCGGTAGTTGGCTCGCCCGGTAATCTGTATCAATCCCCTACCCTTATACTTCACGCCATCGCCCTGCTGGGTGTTGCCGAGGTCTTTCCTGCCCTCGTAGGCTCTGCCGCTTGCCAGTTCCTTGGTGTATCTGAGCTCGCCGGATTCGTGCGCAATTTGCGCAAGATAATGAGCCATCCTCAGTGGGGTGTTAATGTGGAAATGCTCTGCCCATCCGTTGATGATTGGAAGGTAGGTGTCCGCTCTGCTGCCAGCATTTGGCATTACCTTAATAAGTTGCGCTCTAGTTATCCTCATTATCTCCTCCTTTCTTCCTTTCTTCCTTCATTATCTCGACAACCGCCTTCGCAATTTCGTCCTTGTTCTCGAGTATCACCTGCATCGTGCGGTCTTGCTTGCGTATCTCAGCCTTCTCGTATGCTTTCTCTCGAATGCTCTTGAACTCGCACAGAAGCAGATACACCGTCCAGGCTATAGCGAACAGAGGGAAGGGAGAGATAATACACGTAGCCACGTCCATAAGCGAAGCAATACCGAATGTCGGGAAATACTTCTTCGCCTTGTCGCACGTCTTCTTCAATCCGGTTGAAGTTCTTGCAACATGCAGTTCCTTCGCCTTCTGTATGCCTGCTATCAGGTCAATTGTCATCGCTATCAGAATTGTAGCGAAACAGATAAAAATTACTAGGGCGCACAAATAAAGGTGGTGCACCTGAAAATCGTGAAATACTTCGCTCATATCAATTTATTTTTTTTGGTTTATTCCAATTTTTCCCAGTCAATGGTAACGCCCTTCCCGATGATGTCTGCCGTCCACCTGCAGAATGCCATACCCTCGTATCCGTCCGGATCACTGGCTACGGCAATAGCATACTGTACGCAGTCGCTCTCGGTCTTGATTACCTTCGGGTAGAAGTCCGAATAAGCCATATTAGCCAAATAGAGAATATCCCCGAGGGTCGTGCCCTTTGAGATTATCTCGTTGTTTGTCGCAAGCCGGATTTCGTCTACCGTCCAACGGTGGCTCGTTCCGTCTACGTTCTTCATCTGCTCGCTTGCCTTGATTGCTAGCTGCTTCGTGAAGTGGTAGCCGTGCTTGGCAACGTATGCCACGTACCCACTGGCTCCCATGAGTGCCTTTGCTGCCTTCTCGTATGGTAAGCTGTGGATGATGTCGCTCTCTTGATGCTGGTGTCGCTCTTCCTCGCTATCGCAAGAATGGCGCAAAACGATAATTTTCTTCATTGTGCGCCCTCCTATCCTAGTTTGTCGAGTAACTGTTTAACCATGCCACGAATGCCGCTTATATCGCCCTCAAGTGCCTTGAAACGCTTTTCTGTTTCCTGCTTCTCCTTGATTGCCGGGTTCAAAGCTGCAAGAAGTTCTTCGCCCTTCGCTTTCCGCTCCTTGCTTGGCTCGTATGCCTTGATTATCTCATCGGCTTCATTTACCAATTTCCCGACTTCGGGCAAAAGGTCTGCCTTATCGGTTGCCAGTACGGTTTCGCCTGCAAAGGTAACTCCGAGGTGTTCGGGTATGGTGTAGATGGTCTGCTTTCCCTCCACCTCGATTGTCACGTCTCGCATGGGCTGTCCGCTGCTGGAAATGGTTGCGATGCCAGTGTTGATGTGCGGCTGGTTGTCTACGACCTTGCCTTCCTTAACTTCCACCGTCTGCTTGTCTAGCAGATAGACCGGGTGATTTCTCTGTATATTCTTAAATTCCATAATGCGCTCTTTTTAGATAATTCGATAAATAGACAAAAAGGGGTCTCACTGCTAGAACAGCGAGTTGCCCCTTGATAGATTTTGTTCAGACCGCCTACGCACCAGTGGTGGTTGTGGTGGTCTTCAGCTGCTGGATAATGAAACCAGTCTGCTCTCTGCGCTTGCTGTCCTCCAGCTGGATGCGAAGGTCTTGCTCCCAGTGGTTGTTGAGAACGTCAACGATGCGCTGAGTATTCTCCTTGCCCGAGGTCTTCAAGTCGCAAACAACAGACTGGATAAGGTTGCTGAGACTGCTTGCCGCACGCTCCACACCTGTATTGGTGTAGGCGAAATTCTGCTGCATTGCGTTGATGATGTCCTTCTGCCCCAACTGGTTCTCGTAGCCCATACGATTGATGTTCTGCTGCGTGGTGCAGCAGCAGTCCTTCAACTGCTGGATGATGTTGAGGTTTCCGAGGTTCGCTGCGTTGATTACTCGCTCTGCGCTGAAACCAACCTTGCCGCCTACATTTTGGATTGCTGCCTGCACGCCACAGACTGCATTCTGCAGCTGGTTCATATCGCAGTTAAGATTCTGCGCCAGCTGACCAAGAGCAACGTTGTTGCCCTTCACTGCGTCCATCAAGAGAGCCGTATTATTGCCGTCCTGCATCTGTGTGCGAAGGCTCGCAATCTGATTCTGCAATTCCGTGTCCTGCAAATTGCCGCCACGGTTATTCCAGTCTCGCATCCAAGCCATCATCATCATATAGGCAAACGGGTTATTCATCCAGTTGCCCATACCACCGTTCATTGCTGCCAGCATAGTCGCTGGATCATTGTCTCTACCTCTAGCGAGCAAGGCTGCTGCTAGGTTGTCATTGCCACCGTCCCCAGTGCAATAGACTTTTTCGATTGTGTCTGCCATAAAATTTTGAGTTAATTACGTTACGGAAACCAAATATTGGAATCCGCTGCAAAGTTACTCTGATTTTCGGCTCGCTCCAAAAAGTTAGTGCAGGGGTATTTATCGAATTATTGTCAAAGAACGCTTTTGGTTATTTTCTTTTTGTTTTTTGATTAAATACAAATCGGCTCTACGTCCTTGTTTAGCAAGGTCGCTTGTGCCGTTGCAAGTCGATAAACTCGAGACGTGCTGATATAGGTGTACGCCATCTTGCAAAGATGTCTCACTGCTGGAACGGTGCGGTTTAATACGGTCGCAGTGGTCGTTATGCTGAATCCTGCGTGTATCATCTGTTCAACGACCATACATCTTGTCATTACGAGGTTTTCTGCTCTCGACTTGCCGAGAACGTCTTCTCTCGTAATGCTCAACTCTCCGCTCGGCAGTTCGATGGCGCAACACTTGATTACGTTGTCTATAACTCGCCATAGTTCTTTCTCCTTGTCATTCATAATAAAATGTTTTAATCGTCTCCTAACATAGAATCAATCATTCCATCAATGGCTTCATCGGTCATGCTCTTCCTAATAGAAGGATCTGCGCCAATTGACTTCATCATCATAGCTACCCAGGGGTTGTCACTCTCCAGCGTGGATTGTATCTGCTCCTTGTATGCTTCGTGAAGCTCGCCCGATTCCTTGAAATCCAAAAGAACCGTGCGCAAGGCTTTTACAGCGTAGTTATCCATCAGCAGGGGATTGTCCCTTGCCGATGATAGTTTGGTAAGAAGCACTGCCAGTGCTTCATGTAATTGTTTCTTATTCTTCTTCATATCGTCTTATTTTTAAATTTCCAAAGTCAGCTACTTAGAGTTCAAGTTTACCACCACAAGCATATCTTCTTGAGGTCTTAGTAACTCCTGCTTTAGGAGTTACTGGTTTTGCTCTACCTGTTTTATTTCTCATAATAATTTATTTTATTTATACAATTTTATTTGTTTTGAACAAACTCTGCAACAACAAGTTTATTATCATCTGTCTTGATTAAGCGTGCATAGGTATTGTATGCCGTTGCCAAAAATCCAGCATTATTAAGAATTGGACCAGATGATAATATTGACATTTTATACATGTAGCTATTACCATTGTTATAGCAAAAAGTGTTACCTCCTTGCGCTCCTGCGAAGACTACCTCCAGGATGCCTCCTTTCGATGCCTTTTGAAACCAATCGTATACGTTGATATTATGTGAATAATCCATTTTAACAATCTGATGATTTGCGACAAATGGAATACTTATACGTCCTTCGTTGTCTATTTCAGTTTTATAATCAGAATTATTAACAATAGCTGTGTTAAAACTTGCTTTTATTTTCGTCCAAAGCTTCTTTAGTCCACTTTCATCTAAGAAATTCATACAAACCTCCTTTCTAATTTAATGCATCAATTACCGATATTGGGATTGCGCTGTCCGCAGTTGCACCAGTGGTGATGCCGTTCAACTTGGTTTTGAGTGCTGCCGTGAAGTCTTCGGTCGAAAGCCCCTTCCCACTTACCACGTCTACTTTCTTCGCAAGGGCTGCATTTACGTCTGCCGTCTTGGCATAAGGTGACAAGTCGTAGGTGGTGTTTGTATCAGTCCACGGAACATTAACATAAGCCTTACCGCTTCCATCTAGCAGGACGGCATAATTACGACCGCTTGTACCATAACCTATAAGAATACCACCCAACACCGATGCACTGGCAGTAGGCAGGGTGTAATTGTTTGCACCATCCGCAATGCCATCTAGCTTAGCCTTATCGGAGGCTCTCATGAAGCCGTTTTGACCAGGATAAGGTCTTCCCCCAGTAGTTTTGGGTTCAGCAAGAGGTACATCCGCTACTTTCACCCTCCCATCACCTAGTGTATATACAAGATTTCGAATTGAAGTGGCTGTAGTAAATGACCCGTCGGATGCTACACCTATGAAATCCATATTTATTACCGCTTCCGTCTTTTTGGCGTAAGGCGTTAAATCGACCTTCACGGTGTGAGTACCGATTTTTTCCCACGCACCATTGGTATAGTAATACTCTTGATACACATCGTTGGCATCGCTTCCGTCCTTAACGATGTATATCTTGTTACTCTCGCCCGATGAAGGAAGGCTGGTTACCAACTTGAACAAAGATGTATCGAGGTTGCCAAGTTGTGCGAGCGGGATTCTTCCGTTGGCATCAAGTCCACAAATGCCGTTGGCTGCATTCAAAGTTCTCACGCTTCCGTCTGCCATCAACACTTGGGTTGCAGTGCCACCAGTCTTCACGATAGCTATAGCTTCCATTCTATTTTCATCAACATTGAAAATGTGTATAGTTTCATTTTTATTACCACGTTTTGATACATCTAGTTGTTCACCATTAATTATATATTGTAAACCTTGTTCAGGAATAATCTCACCACCTTCTTTGCTAAAAAAACAAGAATTAGCCCAGTCCTTAATCTTCTTCCAAAAGGAAGCAAGTCCAATTGCGTCTAGAAATTGCATAATCTATTGTTTTAAATTGTTATTTACTAGTAATATCTGTTATCTGTTCCTCCGTGATTGCTGGAGGGAAGTCCTTCGTCACGATGTCGGTCACTCTGTTTGAAATATCCTTGTAGATGTCCGTGCCGAGTTTTTTTGCTGTCACGCTGCCGTCTCTGATGTTTCCAGTTGATATACAGTCCTCGGTCAGATGGTCGTGTTTGACCGATCCTGGTTGTAGTTTATCTGAGGTCACACAATTGGATGCTAGGTGTCTGTTCTTTACAGAGCCATCGGCAAGCTTCGCTGCCGTTATCGCCCCATCCGCAATTTGCGTTTCCGTTATTGTTATCTTGGCGAGTTCACTCTTGATAATCCTAACGACTGCATCGTTCTCCAGTTTATCGTCCATCATGGCAAGCATCCTGCTTAACTCGACAACGATGTCGTAAATTTCCGTGCCGACACGCACCGCTGTGTTTTCTCCAACCTGCGTTGCATCTCGTATCAGCTCTGCCATACGGAGCATTTTTTGAATATCCTCGTTCATGTCTTATGTGCTTTTAGTTGCCTATTGCGTGAATGTGTGCCCTTGTTCCTCGCTGTGCCTTCACTTCTCCTTTCGAGGTGAATGCCTTGAGATATTCGAGTGCATCTGATAAATATCTTTCTGCCATGTCCATGATGTCGTTGTATTGCTTGTTCGACAAATCTTGAACATGGTCTGAATAATCGTCTCTGTGGCGCATTCCACCTGCTCGGCTTATAATTGTGCCATCGGCACGAAAAAGCCTCGCATACGTGAAATAAGCGAGTGCTTTGCGTATTCCGCTGGTGTACTTCTGCACCTTGGTTTCTTCTTGGCTGCAATCGCCCTCCTTCTTGGTGGTGTATTCGCCACCGTCCAGGAATACCGCAGGCTGGAAATCGGGCAATACTGAATCACCCCACTCTCCCTGCTCGGTCGCTGCCTTGAACCGCTCATACCCGATGGCTGGTATGATGTTCGCATCTTCGCATTCCCGAATGTATGCGTTCACATCATCCTCATCTAGGTGTGTGCTGGTCGGTCGTGCCAGTTTTTGGAACTGATCAACCGTGATAAGTTGTTTTCTTTGTTCTCCCATAGGCTCAATCAATTAGTCTATCGTGTTGTTCCCTGCCACCTCGCTGCTGATATACTTTAGCGGCTGTAGCTTGGGGTATAGGTTTTGAATGGCTGGGTCGTGCCAGTTCTTGAAAATCTTCTTGAAGGCTCGCTCGATGAAACGCTGCTCGGTCGTCACTTCGCCTGCATAGTATTCGTAAGCGTCCTGCATAACTTGTCCGCTGAATCCAAGCTTACCAATACGGATGGAGTAGAAGAGTTCTTGATGGAACTGTGCGTAGATGCGCTCGATAACGCTGCTGTCGGTCACGGAAAACTCCTTGTCGAAGTTTTTTGTCGGGAAGGCGACAACCTTCGGTTCGTCTTCCTCGTTCTCCACCTCTACAGCTAGAATCTTCGCTGTGTTCTCGTCCCCTTGGAACTGCAAAAGGTCTTCATCGGAAATCATCTGTCCGCTCTCCACCTCTTCGCCATTCTCATCGAACTTTGGAACGCCCTTTTTGGTTACAAGCATACACGATACGAGGAAGTTGTTGCGGACGTTTCTCATCTTGACGTTGCCCAGTCCCTCATCGGTCGAAATCTCCGTGATTGCTGAATCGTAGCTTGCTGTCGGATAGATAAACTGTCCGTCTAGGCTCTGCCACAGAATCTGCCCCTTGTAGCTGTCGATACCGCCTGCGTTTTCAATCTGTTCAAAAACGATGTCGGGGTCTGGATTGAATACGTTGATGCGCTCGATAGTCTTCTCGTTCACCATCAACCGCTTTCCGTTCCTCGTTTTCTTCTGCTCCCAGTCAGGATGCAGCAAGACGTGCGCCACGCTCCCCTTGTCGTCCGTCTCTTCAAGGCGGCAATTTTCATAGGGTACGTGGCTCACGCTCGACACCTGCCCTAGAACGTTGTAGTTTACATGAAGGGCGAAGCCTCCAAAGCGTGCGAGGTCTTGCGCTACGTTCCGGAGCAAATCGTCTGCCGTGTCTCCTTGCTGGTTCATCGCTAACGCTGCTAGAATGTCGCTATCAAAGCCGTATCCCTCAATGAATCGGGCGTAGCGGTTAAGGCACAGCATTGCCGTACCGCTGGCTTCCGTGATGCGTGCGAGGTTCTGCGGATATAGATTATCATATCCGTATGCCTGCATCTTGAATCGGCTTACGTAGCCAATATCAACCCTTCGCTTTGGCTTCTTAACTGTCTTAACGTTCATACTGCTTGTGTCGTTTTACTTGTTGTTTTACTCTTCTTCCTTGCCTGCTTTTTCGGCTTGGTCGAGGTCTTTCTTCTTGTCGCTGTCTGCTGCTTTTTCGGCAGGATTTTTCCCTGCGGTATCATCTGCACCGCTGTCGATGTCTGCTGGCGGCTGCTTGTTCTCGATGAGTTCATCACTGGGTATCTTCTGAAAGTAGCTTTCCATGTGTGGGTACTTCGTCAGATATTCATGCGCTACCTTGTCGGTCAGGTTCTCATTAGTGAAAATCTTACCATGGTAGAAATCCGGGCAGGAAATGATAAAACCTGCCTTCAAAGCGTAATTACATGTTTTTGGCATTGCCTTTTCTTTTTTGAGTTTTAGATAAATTTCGATTAAAGCATCGTGGTAACACTGCTGGCAGGTTGTCGGAACTAACCGCTTGCGTGTTACCTCGAAATATAGAGTTTCAATAACTGCCTTGTCGGTTGCATCAAAGGGACTGTCGAAACGAGCCTTCAACTCCTCGACCTTGGCTGTTGCTTCCTTGTATGTCATAGGCTACGCTGCTGCTTCCGTCAGAAGGCTCTTATACTTGGCTGCTGTGGTCTCGCTGTCTGTGTCGAAGAAGAAATAAGCTGCCTTCGGTACGCTCTCCTCTTCCAGCGTGATAAGCCAGCCACCCTCGGTGTCGTCTGAGTACTTGTCGTTCTCGCCTGCACTTGCCTTCAGTGCCTGCGCATATCCGAACACCTGATACTCTGCCTTTCCGTCCGTTCCCTTAGAGAGATTGCGAAGGATGATAACGAACTTTCCATTCGCCAGTCCGTCAATGATATTTGCGCAAACGTCAGGTGTGTTTGCCAATACCACGACTGCTACGGTATTCTTCCAGCTGTTGCGATACGTGCCAACGGTCAGCTCGGTCTTGGTTCCAGTGAATGGCTTGCTGCCTTCCTGCCGGATAGCGTATGCTTTCTTGCCAGTCTTCAAAACTAATGTTTTAATTATATTGCCCGCTACAACGGACTTGGTGAAGTCGATGTCGTCTCGGTTGATGATAAGTCCATCGCCCTCCAGTCCCTTTGTTACTTGGTCTTCGCAAGGGATGATGATGTCCTGAGCGATAAGGCTCTCGCAAGTTGTTGCCATATTAATTCGTTTTTAATTGTTATATCCCCAACACCGTTTTGTGGGTGTTGAGGATTGTCAAAATAACTTAATACTAAACTGAAAATTTGGAGCGATTAGTAAGCTGCATGGATCATGTCCTCTTCGAGGAGAGCCGTTCCAATCTTACCAGTAGCATAGAGATAGTTTCTGCGCTCCTTCTGGTCGAACCAGATGTCGAGGTCGCTGATGAGATTGTCTGCGTCTGTACCAATCATAAGGTGCTTAGGGTTGCAGAATACCGCACGGTGTGGAAGGTTGACTGTCGTTGCGCCCTTCTCGTATGCTTTAATCATTCTGTCCCAGATGCCGACACGTGCAATCTTCACTCCGTTGTAGGTCGCTACTTCGAAGCCATCGAACAACTTCTCCCATGGCATAATGTCGTGGTAGGTCTTCTTGAGGTCGTAGGTTAATGCGTCAGCAAGCGAGCGTGTCATGAGCAATACGGCATCGCTGTCGTCAACGATACGTGTGTCTGCATCCATCAAAATGGTGTCTACAAGTGTAGTAGCCGCACCACTCTTGCGCAATGCAGAAATCTGCAATGCTGCCGTGGTCTCGCTGTTGGCTGCGATGGCGGTATGTTTGGTCGCTGTGGCTGTAAAGATGCGCTTGAACAGACCATCGCAGACGTTGAAATTACTGACATCTAAGCCTGCTGTCAGCTTGCCGCCACCGCCACCTTCTTCACTTGCCAGTGCTGCTTCCTTGTCGCCAAGCCAGCCGAAACGCCAAATCATCTGCTGCATGGCTCGCTGGAGTGCATCTGCATAGATTGTCATGAAGTCGGTGCTGGTGAGGTCGCCAATGGCTGTACCAGTCTTCAATGAATACTCTGCGATGGTTCCCTTCAATGCCTCGTAGCAAATCTTGAGAGGGATTTCCCACTGTCCGAGTTCCCAACGCTTCTGAGAGTTGGCGATTCCCTTCTCTTCGTAGGTAGGGTCGCAACCGCCACCCTTCTTACCGACCATTTCCATCTCTCCGAGAAGAGCGATAGGGTCTTTCTCTTTGACCTTCTGAATGTTCACGAATGAAGAGAAATCTTCATCGTTGTAGAAGGTTTCCTGCACGGCATCCTTGATGCTTGCGAGGTTTTCTGGCTCGAGTTTAAGGTTCTCGAGTTGCTGTTTTGTAAATCCTGCCATTATTTTCTTTTGATTTAATGGGTTAATACTTGATTATTTCTTGCCCTTTCTGTGGAGCTTGGCAAGTCTCTCCTTGATGGCGTTCTTGCCTTCCTCGACAGCGTTCACGTTGTCGCCTGCGCCCTTGCCGCTTGGCTGTCGCTGCGCTGGCTGGTAGTGGCTGCTGTAGCCTGCCAACACCTTCTCAGCACCGCCTGCCATCTTCACGGCATTCAGGATGCGCATGTCTTCCTTGCTCTTTGCGAGTTTCTGTGCGCCTGCCAGCTGTGCCTTGGTGTCGTTCAACTGCTGTTTGAGTGCTGCTACCTGCTGCTTCAACTTGGCTACGGTGTCGTTGTCGGTGCTTGATGCGCTGCCGCCATCACCGCCTTCACCGCCCTCATTGTCGGTGTCGTTGTCGGTGTTGTCTGCGGTCTGAATGTCGGTAATTACACCGTCCTCGACAACAATTGTCTTACCGTCCGGCATTTCAAACGTTCCGTCCGGACTTGCCTTGTCGCCAACTTGTGGATCTCCCTCTTCACGCTCAACGGTCAGAACTTGACCGTCCGATGTGTTGAGTTCCATCGCCTTTGGCTCTGCCTTGGCTTGTGGCTCTTCCACCACCTGCTCTGCTTCCTCCAGTGTCTTCACGCCCAACTTGGCGAGAATCTTGTCGAGGAGAGAAGCCTTTACTTCTGTCTTTTTCTCCATTGCTTTTGGATTTTGTTGTTTTGAATTAATAAAATTTTCTATGTTGCGTTTTGATGCGCTTGCGCTGAGTGGTACAATGGTGCTGCTGATAAGACCTAGGCGCAAAGCCTCGCTGGTGTTGATGAAGATGTCCTTATCCATAAGGGCTTGTATCTCTTCCCGGTCGCACTCGCACCGCTCTACGTATGCGTCCACCATCTTATCCTGCCACATCTGCATTTCCTCGCCCAGGTTCTTCAAGTCCTTTGCGTTCAGCTGGTCGCCCAACCCCCAGCCAGGAACCCACGGATTGTGCAGCAGGAAGGCAGCGTTCTCGTATGCCTTGCGGCTCTCCTTTGGTGCTGCGAGCATGATGATTGTTGCCATGGATGCTGCCTTGCCCTCTACGGTGCAGGAAATCTTCTTGCCGCTCTGCCGCAGTCGGTCGTATATCGCCCAACCTTCGACAACAGAGCCGCCATTGCAGAAGATGCGCATATCGATTGTATCATCGTCTTTCGGTATGCTTGCTGCAAAAGCATCTATGTCTTGAAAACACACGCAATCACCTCCATACCATTGATACCAGAACTTGTTGTCTTGGCTGTCGATGTCGTTGTATATTCTGAGTTTTGCCATTGAATCGTGATTTTTTAAGTTTTAAAACGCTGCAAAGATACGATTATTTTTGGTATGTTTATCTCATAAGCAGTTAATTTTTCTAAACAAGCCAAAATTTTGCGCTCTAAGCGGCTTTTATTGCCTTGGGTGTGTAACTTTACCACCTTCAAGCGAAAACCGCTCAGAACGCAAATCTTGATGAAATAACTGCAACCCTTAGAACCTGCCGATATTCTCTATCGTCTGCACTCTCCGCTGGGTTCGGTTTATTTCTTCCACGCTCACTACTGGCTGTGGAGCCATCTGATACCCTCTAGCTACAGCTGCCGCCAGCATATCCATGCCGATGTTGCTGCCTCCGTTGTTCGCTACGATAGGAACACCACCGCCTAGCTGGTTGAATGCGGATAATATAGGGCTGAACATCGATGTCGCCTTGGCGGTCATTACGCTCTCGCCATTGGAAAGCCTTGCCGGGATGCTGTCGCTGGTTCCAGTGCCCGAGCCTTGGACGTAGCCGCCAGTGGAGAAGCCCTTGACGAGTGCTTTTGCTCCTGCAAAGGCTGCCTTGATAAGTACCATTAATGCTGCTGCACTCGCAACACCTCCCCACGACTTGCTTGCAATCTCCTTGGCGAGGATCTGTGCATAGTAAGCGTTAACTGCTATTTCGATAGCGTCAAGCATTGATGTCAGCATCGATTTGAGGAATGAGTGCAGCGATTTATCCTCGCTCTCGAAGAACTCGGACAGACCGTCTCCCATGGTCTGTATCATGTCGCTCATCATTTTCAGTTGCTCTTCCGTCAAAGCTGCCTTTTTCTTGTTAGCTTCCTCTTGCTCCTTGACTTCTGCATCGCTCAAATCCTTCTGTAGCTGCTCTTGCACGGCTGCATAGTTCTTGTAGGCGTCCATCTTGCTCTGAAGGAAAGCCTTGTATCTCTCCAGCTTGGCTGCATCGTCTTCCTCTCCAGTGCCACCATTCATGATGTCCGCATCCTTGCGTGCCTTCTCTGCGTCCTCGAACTCCTTGTTGAGTTCGTCCACAATCTCCTTGGCTTGATTCTTCAAGTCCGCCTTCGACTTGATCATGATGTCGAGAAGTTTTGCCTGCATTTCCTGCGCCTTTTCCGCTCCGATTTGTCCTGCCGCCACGTATGCGTCAATACTCCTAGCTACCATGTTCTTCTCCAGCTGTTCGAGGTCGTTGTTGTAGTCTCGCTCGTTGTCGTACATGCCTGCGAGGTATCGCTTCTTTGCGTCCATTACTTGCTCGTTGTACTTGAACTGGATAAGTGCAATCTGTGCCTGCAATTCCTTTTCCTGCTTCTTCCTGCGCTCTGCCTCTGCCTTTGCTTCCGCTTCTTCCTTGGCTCTCTGTGCCTTGGTCTTGGCAGTGCTGCCCTTGGCTGCTGGTGTCGTTCCCTTGTTTCCGCTCGCTGGCTCGCTGCTGGTCGCTCCACCGTCTAGGTTCGCAAGTTTCAGATGGTTCAGTCTTCCGTGCACGGTGTTCTCGAATCCGTCAGCGAAGGAATTGCCTATCTCTATTCCAGCGTTCTTGATGTCGTGCCATGCTTCCTTGATAGTGCCGGAAATATCGAATATTTCCTTGAATCCCTTCTGTGCCTTGGATAGGTCAAAAGTCACGATACCTTCGAGAATATCAAGCATGCCCTTGGCTGCAAAGCCCATCCTCTTGAATGCGTCTATTCCGAGATTGCATACGAGTTTGATTGCGTTCCACATCAAGCGGAAACTTGTGCCGAGCGCATTGATTACCCCTCGCAACAGAAGGCTATCATTGTACCAGTCGATGAAGTAGTTGATGGTATTGAACAAACCCTTCATTATCTGAATGAGAACCTTCGTGCCGAATTGCTTTCCTGCCGTGATGATTGATGCAAAGCCCTTTTGACTGAAATCGAACATAGAACTCATATAGGTGTTCAGTTCCTTTTGTAACTTGATGTTCTCCAGCTGTACATCTCCCCAAGTTCCAGTCTGCTTCTTCACTTCATCAAGGCTGGTGCTCATCGTGTCGAGCTGTTCGATAAGCTGAATACCTGCTTGCGCTCCCTGCTTTCCGAAGACGTTCTTCAGAACATCGCCCACCTGCTGGCTGTCCGCTCCGAAGTTCTTCATCTTCGTGCTGACCTCTTGGATAACATCGAAGGTACTTTTCGTTCCTTTGGCTAGGTCTTCCTGCACTTGCTTGCTTGAAATACCGATAGCATCAAGGCTGGAAGCCGTGCCGCTGCTCATCTCACGAATTTTCTTGCTCGCCATATCGATGATGTCGAGACCCTTGTCGCTGAAGATACCGCTACGTGTCTGCTGGATGATAGCAACCATCTGGTCTGCCGATATTCCTGCATCGTGGAAGGTAGGCGCATACTGCTGTATCTTCTGCAACATATCGCCCGATAGGTCTGCACCGCTCGCAAAGCCCTTGTTGATTACGTCCATCGCCTGCTCGCCCGATAGATGAAAATTAGCCATAAGGTTGTCAGCCGTTCCAAGAACGTCCTTGAAATCCTTTCCCATCGTGTCCGCTGTGGCTGCTATGCTGTTCCTCATCGTCTCCAATGCTTCCCCGGTGTACCCAGTGAACTCCCTTGTCAGTCGTGTGGCTTCCAGCAATCCCTTGTTGTAGTCATAGAACCACTTGAATGTCATACCAACTCCGACAACGCCAGCGAGTGCAGCAAAATATGGATTCATAACCAAGCCGATTGCGGTCTTACCGAACGCCTTCAGCTTGTCTGTCAGTCCATCCATATTCTGCGCCAGTTTGATGATGTTGCTAACCTCGGTATCATTGACAATATCCATACCAAAGAACTCCGTCCCCTGCAGGTCATCTGCTGCTTGCATCATCGAGTTGTAGTAATTGCCAACGTTGCGATAATATCGTTGCGTCTCCTCCTCAGCCAACTTCAACTTGTCAGTTATCTCGTTGATATGCTTGGCTAGGGCTTGCCCCTTCGCTCCCTCACGTTCTGCCTTCGCCATTTCGTCATACTTCTTGGTGGCATTGGAAAGCTGGGCACGCAGCTGCTTCAAGCTGCCCTCCTGCTCGTTCTCTGTGCGCACATTGTTCTGTATCTCCTTCTGCAGGGCACGCACGTTGTACTGGTACTCCTTGATGGTTGCGTTGATGGCTTCCGTCTGCACCTTCATCTCGTTGGTCGTGATGGTCTTGTCTTTTTCCTGCTGCTGCAAGTCCTTGATGCTTGCCTTTAGCTGGTCTATCTTCTCCTTGTATCTGATGATGCCGTAGATTGCATCCTCGTACTTGACCTTGATGTCAAGAATCTGCTGTTTGTCTTCACTTACCATAGTTCGTTCTTTTTAGTTGTTCAACTCTATCATTGTAACCTCGCAATATCCGCTGTTTGTGGTCTTGATTTCGAGAACCGCAAAATACGCTCCATACTGGGCAAGGTACACTGGCTTCGTCTCGTCAAAATCCAGAATATCCAAGTCCGACAGATTGAGCCGCTCTGTGATTACGTGCGCCTTGGTGATGCTTGCTGCAAGCTGCTTGTACTTCGTATCGAAGATGTTCTGAAGGTCAATGTCGAATCGCAGTGCCGCCTGCTCCTTGTCATCCCTAAGCGTCATTATTCGCTCCTTGCATCCCTTATACTCTCCACCATTCTTCATGCCGAAAGAATCCAGTGTTCTTATCGGTATGCGGTTGTCATCGCTGGCTGCAAAAGGTAGCGTCCACGTGTCCTGCTCATAGTCCAAAGTCTGGTTGCTGATTACGAGGTCTGCATCATAGTCCCCGGTTGTCTCTTCGTCTTCCTTCCACTTGTAGCGGTTGTGTTGCATAAAGTCTGAAACGGAATACTCGCTTTTCCGTGGTGCACCTTGGCGGTCATACGGAATGAGTTTTCCGCTCCAGTCGTAGGCGTTCGCCTTGTTTGCCCAAACTCTGGTAAACATGATAAACTGCACCTGCGTGCTGTTGGTCAGTTGCCTAGGGAACGAGCCAGTTATCAAAGCCAAAAACTTAATGAAGTTTGTTACCTCGATTTCAGGCAGGTTTATGCCGATAGGGAAACTTCCACCAATCGGAACGCTGTCCCCACTCTTGACGCTCGCAGTGATTTTGCCGCCATAAACGGAAGGCATGTTGACTGTGTTTATTCCGTGCATGATAGTCTCAAACGTCAGTACATCGTCCTTCTTTAGCGATATAGTGTTTGTCCCTGCCGAAAGCAAATAAAGATAGCCATCGATAGCATATCTGCGTAGTACGACCGGGTACTTAACCTGTCCATCCTCGTACTTCAAATCTCCGAACTCGTATTCCTGCGTGGATGCCTCACCTCCGGTGGTACTTGGTGTTGTTACGGTCATTTTCACGCCCATAGGCAACTGAATCTCCGCTGCGTCTTCAAACTGATGTCTGACGTAGTATTGCACTTGCACATCAAAGGTCAGTTCGCAATCCTTCGTTATCGTCAGTTTCTGTACATCGCTGCCAGTGCTTGGTGTGACTGACGTCAATGAGTTGTTGACGGAAAAGGAAAGTGCTCCCAGTCCGTCACGGCTCTTAACGTCTGCGGTCAGATTACCGATGATTGTCTTGTCGTCTGCCTTGTTGTTGATTATAGGCACAACGAGGTTGTTCAACATCTTCTTTGCTTCATCATCCTGCCAAACGAAAGATACGCCCGACTTCCTCGCTATCCTTGACAATAGCCAGTTTACGGTCACACATGGCTGCAAGAATTTTGGGGACGTTTTATATTCATCCACCGCCACATCATCGCCTACGAAATCCTCCTTATTATCGCAATCTATCATTTCGTGCATAGGTGTCAGCCCGGTAACTGATAGCGACAGAGTGCTGTAATATTCGGCAGGTGCATTCACTACGAGGTATGCAGCTCTAGCCTCTCCTCTGATGGTGTATGCTTCCAGCGTCTCATCTTCTCCGCTCACGGATATAACCCGCATGTACTTATCCAGTACTGCATAGCTTCTGTAATCGCCCTTTCCTTGCGCTTGCACCTTTGCCGTTGATGATGGCAAGAAAGGGATAAGAGCACAGATCATGTTCGATGCGCTCTCTATATTTCCGCTTATATACTTTCCGACCTCTGTACCTGTTCTGATGCGTCCACGGCTAGGCGAGTATTGTGTCGTGGTATATTTATTCCTCTGCACCAAATTAATGCCAAAGTTACCTTTGCTCTCAATTCGGTATGGATTGTAATAAGCAAAGAATATCCCATTGCTCACGGCTTCCTCCCTGGTGTTTGGAGTGTTGTACTTTTCAAAAAGCACTCTGTCTGTCACTCCCAGTTCGTTCAGTTTCATTCCGCTCTCTAGTAGCTTCGTGAACGCTGGCATTATACCCCAATAGATTGAGACCTCGATATTTTCCTCGATGCTCAGAACGTTCAAACGTCCGTCCTTGATAATTTGCACACCTCCACGGAAATAACTGCACTTATGGAAAATATAGGGGTATCTGCTGCCGCTCTTCGGTCTGTCCGCTTGCTGCAATACTGAAAGATTGTGCACCGTCCGTGGCAACTGGATGGTGTACGTGTAGTTCGAGGTCATTTTCGTGACGTCACGAAAAAGGTTGCTCTTGATGTCGAGCACCACATCGGTGTTCTCCGGCAAGTCCATCAAAACACCGTCAATGTAAAGTTGCTGGTCTATCATAGTCTCTGAACGTTAATGTTGTTAATAATCATTTCGCACACGAAATCCTGCAAGCAAGCTGTGCTCTTCGTGTAGCTTCCTGCCTTGATTGTTACGCTCATCCACATGTCTTCCTCTTGCGTCCAGTCTCCCCCTAGGTACATGTCAACGACCGGGCTGCTGGCTAGGTCTTGTAGCATATCGAACGTATCACTGTCAACCAACGGAGCACAAAGTTTGATTGAATCCGTACGCTCGTATCCCTGCCTTCTTCCATTATCGCCATAGTAGCCGTATAGATAATCGGCTAAATTGTTGCGTATGAAACTCAGGTCGCTGGCTATCTCCCTCGTTTCCTCCCCAGCCGCAAAGAGCCAATAGCGGATGAATCCGTGCCGGTCAATCCAACGCAGATAGATACCACTCTCAGCATCGTCTCTGTCGATGCGTAACAATAGTGACTGCTTACCTCCGGTGGTTAATCTGAAAGTAAGGTCGAAAGTATTGTCAAACGTTCCCTGCTGAATCTCTCCATCATAATCGTATATGTTCCAGTATTTTGCACCACTAGGCAATATGCCTGCGTAGAAGTCCACCATACCGTAAACCGGAATCTTCAGTAGCTTATTTGGTGCTCCCTCGTAACCGATTAGTAGGTTTGCGTTCAACTTGCTTAAGTATATGCCAAAGGTGAACGGATAATGAGTAAACCATGTAATACGTTTGTAGCCGTTCCAGGTCTCCCCATACTTTGGTGCGCCCCAAACCATGTTCGTGGTGAAGTCGATGCTCGCAAGCTGTTCGTCTCTGTCATCGTATACGTTGACCTCGATGCCCACTAGAAGGTTTAGAACGCTGGAATCATAGTTTATTGTCCAATCATAGGCTGCATTGATACGTCCGTCAAAAAGAGCTTGCACGTATGTCTTGAAGTCTGTTATGCACTCACTGTTGAACGCCTCCACATTGTAGGCTCGTTCCTTGTTGCCACATCTGATTATTACCTCAATCCACGAAAGGTTACTTCCACTTGCTTTGATAATGCAAGGCAAAAATGCAAAGTATACTTCATCGGGGTAGAAAAAAGAATATCCGTTGTTCACTGTCTGTCTCATACCGTCTCATTGTTTAGTTTGATACTTCCCACCGACTGGTGGATTAAGAAAATAAGTCGCTGTCCGAGCCGTTTCATTGTGTCGGGCACAACGTTGCTGTATACGTCAGCCCTGCCGCCAGTCCGGTGCAGTTTAGAACCCTTGTTTGCGATGGTGTGGGCGATGGCTCCTGCCATGCTCATGTCGCCACGCTCTTGTGGAGTGTACTTGTGTGCCCGGTCGGTCTTGTAGGGGATAGGTCTGCCGTGCAGTCCCTTGTCCTTCATCCACTGCCGGATGATGCCAGCAAAGCCGTAGGGTATCTTGCCTGACCTTCGTCCGGTTTCGAGAACCCCGAATGGCTTGTGCCCCCAGAGGATGGTTTCTTCCTCGCTGGGCTGCTCCACCTTTAGGCTCGCTATCGTTCGCCCTGATGCGTTCTGTCCGTTGATACGAATGTGGTTGATGATAAGCTGCCGTGCTCTCTCCACTTCCTCACGCATGATGAGCGATGCCGCCTTGGGGTCGAATTGAATACCTCCCTTGCTCATACCTCACACCCTCCTATGCTCTGTGTCAGCTGAAGGGAGTACATTACGCCCGACACGATCGTGCTCAAACGCTCGATGATTGTCTCGTAGTACTGCTGCCCTTCCAATGGTTCAAACTGGTGCGACTGGTTGATGGCTCGTATCATCCTTGCCCCTGCCACCTTCATTCGGTCGATGCACTCTCCGTTGTCTTCTCCTTCTGCTCCCCTCGGTACGGTGTCGAGATAAGCCAGGGCAACGTTTACGGTATCGTATACTCTGCCGTTTCGTATCTCTGTCGTGCCGCTGGCTGGGATGATGCAGACGATTGCCGGATAGTTCAGTTTCTCCAGCTTGGTGTCCGCTGTGTCCCAGTCCTCGAATAGGTAGGTGTAGTCTGGTAGCGTGTCTGCTGCCAGCTGCTTCAATGTTTCTCTGATTGTTGCCATAATTATCTGGATTTTCGTTTCATTTCTTCTGCCTGCAACTTCTGCAGGTTTCGCTCGTACACGCTTCTCTTGTTGTCCATTTCCATGCACTTGTAGATGCGAAGCCATGGCGTTTTTAATACTTGGTCGTGGTCGCTGATGCCCATCCTTACCGCATACCAGTCGAGCATGCCGAATAAGCCAAAGCGCAGGGTATCGATGCCTGCCTCCTTCTCCAGTCGTGTTGGCTTCGCTGTGTCTGTGCTCTCGAAGAGCTTGTTGATGCGCTCCACCTCTGCTGTTACCCAGCCGATGAGCATAACAACATCAACCGCCCTAGCCTGCTCCACTTCCTTGTGGCTCAGACCGAGGACGGTTGTCACTATCTGATACAGACTTTCCTCGCTGTCTGATAGCTGGGAAAGGTCAATCAGCTGCCCGATTGATAGCTGGTTGAGATTGTCGGGCACTTGTTTTCCTCCGACAAACGCTGGTCGTGGCTGCTTGCCGATTTTATAGCTGGTGTGCCTTGCCACTGCCAGCCAGTACTTGAATGTAGTGTTATTATCCATACGCTTTATATTTTTTGTCGTTATCTTTGCCTTAATACGTGCGCCCTAGCCGTTCCATGGCTTGCTATGGATAACTTCTTTAAGGCTACGTATCGTATTGCGTCTATGCCGTGGTTAAATGCGTCTATAGGCTGGTTCGTGGTCTCTCCATCCCTTGACTTCTTCCACTTGTATTGCTGCATGTTTCCGATTATGCCGTGGCTGCGTCTTGTTATGTTGATGCGGAAACGCTTCAAGATGTCGATGCCGTTGTTGATGCTGTCCGCTCCCTTGGTGCTGCCGATTATCCACAGCCCTCGGTTGTGTATCTCCTGAATGCTCTTAGGCTCTGCCGAATCCGCAATGATAAGGTCACGTTTCGTCCGTCCTTGTTCCTTGCATCGGTCTGCGATGTCATCGTTCGTCATTCCAGGCTGGTAGATTTCTTCGTCCACCCATAACTCTCCGTGTGCCAAAATAACGTGCTCCAGCGCAGTTGGGTCGTTGGTGAATCCGAAGTCCATACCCCTGCATTCCATCTTCCACTCCTCCCTTGGTGGCAGCTTGTCAACGATGCCCCAATTAGTGAAGATAAGCCCGGTTATCTTTCCGGTCAGTCCTCTAGCGTACACTCGCCACAGTTCGGGGTCGTCAATCTCTTCAATTTTCTTGTGCTCCTGCTCAGTAAGGAATCGGTTGTTTCGGTGGTCGCTCAGGATCAACCTGCAATCATCCCTGCCGATGATATTGTTGTGCACCCAGAACCTTGCAGAAGGGTTGTAATCGATGAACACCTGCTTTCGGGTTCGGATGGCAAGCTGCCAAAACACTTCGTAGGGCACACCGTTCGCCTCGTTAACAAACAGATAGTCTCGCTTTCCGTTCTTAGCATCCTGCGCATCTTGGTAACTCTTGAACTCGATGATTGAGCCGTTCTTCCCTCGGTAGCTGCTGTCGCTCTTGTTGTTCTTGAACCAGTCCAGCAACTCTGCCCTTGTGTGCAGGATGGTGTCGAGGTCTCGCATGGCTCCCACTTTCAAGTTCGGGAGGTCTTGACCGCACACCGTGATAATTGCCATGGGGTGTTCAAAAGAAAGCACTATAAGACGCTGCATGATGGTGTATGTCTTCCCCGAGGACGTGCCTCCTTGGTTTACGAGAAACCTTGGCTTCACGTCCGCATTCGGATCATACAGCTCACCAATAACGTCAAATAGTGCCATTCTTTCAAACAATAAAAACTTAAAACAAAATTATGGTTAAATTATTCTTTATCCAATCCCTCACGCTCGATTACTTCCTGCTCGCTGGATGCACACTGGTGTCCCGAGTTGATGTAGCGTACCTCGATGCCGCCTTGGAATCCTGCGTTCAGGTCGAGCACGACCTTATCAAGTCCGAGCAGCTTGCAAATCTGCGTCTCTGCCTTGATGATGATGTCGAGGTAGCGTGGTTCTCCGAATCCTCGCTTCTCGGCATCGTACATTATCGCCTTGACGGTCTCGATGGAAATCTGCTTTCCTCGCTCATCAAAGAGTGGCAGTCCCTGCTGGGTCGCTGTCTTTTCGTGGTAGTCCTCTTTGGATTTCTCCCACGCTTCCCACGCTTCACGTATCACCAGCTTCAATCTTGCCACCTCGCTGGTTATTTTCTCGTCTGTGTCGGTCAGTCTCTCTTCCCTCCACTCCTTCAATAACCGCTGAATGTCGCAGTGTGCTTGATTGTATTTCGGTCTGTCGAGCCGCTTGCGAACCTCTGCCGTGATTTCTCGCTCCGTCCATCCTCTGCGGTATAAGGGTGCGATAATCTGCAGGCGGTTCTCGATGTCGATTTTCTGCGCTCGATGTTTATTGTTGTTACCTTGTGGCATATTTTGATTCCTTGAAATTTATTTGATTTTTTATAAAAATTCTACTTGAAAAACTTGCATATTTCAAATAAATTTCGTATCTTTGCAAACGTAATAAGGGAAGTGTCCTTACTTACTGAAACCCTCCGAGGATGAGGGAAAAGTAAAATGAAATCCCAAAGTCTTATGAACGTACTGAAAATTTCATTAAAGATTTGGAAAATAGAAATCTTATCATTTACGATTAGATTATTCTAACTCCAAGGGGTGGTGCTCGAACCACCACCCCACTTTGGGATTTCGTTTGCAAATTTACGAATTAATTTTCATATAACCAAATTTTTAACATTATGAGTACTACGAATGAAACTACCTCCAAATCTTGGGGAGGTGCTCGCAAGGGTGCAGGGCGAACGAAGAAATATGCTGCAACATTCTATTTCGGTGCTACCGAGGACGTGGCTAACATCTTGGCAGGGGTCGATAGGAAAGACCGCAGCGGCTTCATCAACCAGTGTATTCTCAAAGCGATGGGCAGGGGTTAATCTCCTGCCTTTTTCGTTTCCGCTCCCTTGGCGGTTATTTTATGCGAATTTCTTGCACACGGCTCGAACGTTTCAATTACGCTTAGTTATACGCATGGTTTGAGAACGTGCCACATACGCCCGCATATCGTCTCATCCGTTTATTATCTCCCATTCCCCGGTTGCTTTTACCAGTTGCACCATAGGTGCTTGGTCTGAGTACTCGCAGCTTGGGTCTTGGTTATCCCATTGTGCAATAAACCGCGACTTAGGGAAAGCCATCCGCAAGCAGATTACGGTCTCTCCGCTTCCGGTCGGTATGGTGTAGGTCTGTCCCTTCTTGATGATGTCGGAAAAAGTCGTTCTGTATTCCGCTGCCAGTTGGTTCATCATATCCATGGGCAGGTGTCCGCTCGTTGCATCGAAGGAATCGGGGAAGGTGTTGCGTATCTCGTTCATGCTCCACCAGCGGTTCGCACTCAAATCGCCACCGGGAGAAATTTCCACGCAGGGGATGCCTGCCTCCTTGATGGCTCTTGAAGCGTTGCCGCAGGAGAAACAGACGCAGCGGTCGATGTGGTTCTCTTCCATGTGCCGCTTGATGATGCAGGCACGGATTGTTTTTGCCCTTTGGCTGATGTCAATCATCTGTGCCTTCATCGCTCTGCCCTCCTTCCTCTGCTGGTTGCTCTTCCTCTCCTGCTGGTGGTGCTACGCTGTTGAAGGTGTCCGCAAGCTGTTGCGCTTCTTCCTCGTTGTATTCGATAGGCTGGAAATAGTCTTGAACGTGTTTCGGGTCGCCCTTGTAGAATACCAGCACGTTTGTGTGCATCTTTTCGGGCTGTCGCATATCCTCGAACGTTTTCTTGATTTCGTCCATTTCGCCTTTATAGAAAACGAGCACGTTCTGGTGGCACTTCTGCGTCTTGCGTGACTTCATGCCTCCGTCTGCTCTCAGGCATCGGGACGCGACCTGCTCGATCAATATAAGTTCGTTGTAATAGTGAAGCCCGAGCCGCAGGAAGGTGGAGATATTGTCGCCAACGAAATTTCGGTACTCACCGTTCTTCTTGTTTCGTACCTCCCCAATCTTTACAACCAGGAATGAGCCGTCCTTCATTTTGTCTACGCATTGTCTGAAGATGTTTTCGTACTGGCTCATGAATTCCTCGTATGTGCCGAGTGCGCTCATGTCTTCCTTGCTGTAGACTTCCAGGTCATAATATGGTGGCGAGGTGAAACAGAGGTCGAAATCGCTGTCTTTGATTATCTGCCCGATGTTGTTTGAATCACCGCAGAAATATTTCACGCTGCCGTAGTCCTTGGTCGCTTCTGTGTTGATGTCGACCTGCTCCTTGCGGATTTCCACAGCTTGATAGTCGTAGCCTAGCGTGCCAGCAACAACACCTTTTGTCTGCTCTCCTCCGAATGGGTCGATAATCTTTCCGTGTGGCTTGCAGAACCATCGCATGATGATTTCAGCCAGTACTGGGTCGAAAAGGCTTGTACCCTGCGCCAATACGCTACGGTCTGCCTTGGCTTTCTCTTCGGGCGATACATAGTTCTCGAGATACTCATCGAAAGAGATGCCTTTCTCTTTTCTGAACTTCTCGCTCTTGGAGTACAGTTCCTTGTATCGCATTTCCTTGGAACGGACGAGGGTCTGTTCACGGCTTGCCCCGATGTCCTTGCTGGAAACGATGGCACGCCATTGCTTCTTGCGCTCAACCCAGTAGCCTTGGCGTGTGTCGAGGATTGAGAAGGGAGGAACGATAAACTTATCCACTAGGCTTGGCTTCGGTGCTCCTTCTCCTTCCGTTGGAGTATTGCCCCCCCTCCTTTTGCTCATTGCTGATGCCTGCCATACCGAGAATCCATTGTGGGATTGCCCAGTCGGTCAGCGGCTGGTCTCCGAACTGGTTTGCCAGTTCTTCTGTGTTCCAGTCTCCGAAGCCAGCATTATCCTTGATGATGAATTCTTTCTTCTGCGCTTCCGTTAGGTCGGATGCCTTGACGATGGTTGCAGTTGGCTGCTCCTTCCACTGGCTCCAGTAGTTGGCGATTGCCAGTTTCTCTGCATCGGTCAGCCGCTGGTCTGTGTCGAGAACGTCCATGATGGCTTCGGGTGTCATGCTCACGATGTGGCAGAGTGCCCTCGTTCTCATATTGCCACCCAGTGCCTTGTAGGTTTCGTCTACGACTATCGGGCGAAGCTGGAGCATCTTAGGAAATACAAGAATGCTCTTTACCAGCTTTTGGAAATTCGCCTCAGTTATGGTTCTAGGGTTCGCTTCGTTCTCGCTGACCCTCGATAGTGCGATTTCTTCTGTTTTCATTTTCTTCTTGTTTTAAGTTCAAAATTTGTGCTTATTTGGTAAACACTGGCGCAAAGATACGACTTTTTTGCTTTAGTTGTTTGTTCTTTGCACACTTTTAACTTTTTCCAACACTTCGCTTTTATTTTATCCATCAAAGGCTCTGATGGTTTTCTGCAGGGTTGTCTGCGGTTTCTTCGGCTTCACTCTGACCGGGTATCCTGCACAGACCCATGCGAGGAGAAGTGCGTCTCTCTGGTCTTGGTTCATTCTCGGCATCTTACCGTCAGGGCTTATAAAGTAAGCAATTTCGTCCTGCGTGATTTTTCCGTCCTTTCCCTTCCAGCACTTCTTTAGTGGCTTGATGATTTCGCAGGGGATATTGTAGTGTTTGCAGCACTCGACAATCAAGATTCCGGTCTGATGGTTCATCCCAGTAGAGCGTCCGATTGCTGCTGCCTTGACTGCCGTCATGAACCGATTAAGCACATGCCAGTTGCTTTTGTTGAGCCAGCCGCCTTCAATAACGACCTTAATCTTCTTGCAACTCTCGTTCATAGCCTTTAGGTAATCTATCAAAGCCGGGAAGTTCATTTTATAGGCGAGAAACTTCTTGTCGTCAAAGACTGCTCCAACTCCGCTTTCTTGGTTGTCGGGGTCGATTCCAATTATAACTGTTCCTTTTTCCATTTTTTCTTTAAAGTACTTATTTTGTTTAAATTTCACGCATAAGCGTTTATTTTGTTTTGCTGGTGTAGTTTATTATCCAACACCCTTTACGTGCGCATGTACGTGCACACATGCGTTATTATCCCTATCTTTCCCCTACCCCTTTCTTTCCCTTCTTTTTGGTTGCGATAGAGAAAGCTGGCAGGGATTCCGGAAGTTGTGCCTGCGCTTGCAAAATAAATGAATAACAAAATGTATATGTTGCAGGGTTCTTCCTTCTTCCACCGCCAGCCGTAGGATAAAAGCATAATTAATATTATATCATCGTCTTCTTTCTATTACTTCATGTACCACCTCGCTTTCTTTGTTTAGATGTCAGACTTCGGGAGATGCGTTTCCGGCTCTCATATCTTAATTTCAAGATGTTATAAGTTATTTGTTTTGATAGAGAGCCTATCTCCATCTGTCCTCGCTGGTTAAAAACTCTATTATTGAACTCACGACCGATTATTCTTTTTATTTTCGAGCAGCCATGCCAGATGCGCTGCCTGCTGCGGATTCTTGAACATGGATAGAGCCTTCTCTACGTCCGGCTTCTTCCTCTCACCACGCATCGCTCTGTCGGCTACCCGGTTCTTCGTACCGTAGTTCCGGTAGTGCTTACTCCAGTACTCCTTCTGATACGCCCGGTATTTTTCCCGGTTTCTCTTTCGCCATTCCTTCGTGGCTCTGAGGATCTGTTCCCGGTGTTCCTGGTAGTACGTTCTGTTCTTCTCCCTTGTTGCGAAATCGCTCATTGCATTCACTTATTGCCTGATGTTCTACATATTGCTTGCGTGCCGGGCAATAGGTGCCATTTATGCAGTTTCGCCCGGCATCGCAAGCCTTGCATAATTCGCTCGCCATACGTCCACTAGAAAGGAAGGTTCTCGATGTCGTAGGAAGTGAAGGCGATATTCTCGTGTCCCTCGTATGGGATGCAGTGAGTGAAGTCTGCTGGCTTTCCGGTATGTAAAGGAAGGACGTTGTATCTATTCGTGAAACTCTCTCCACGGTCACGAATGAATAACGCAGGAAGCCACTTGAATTCTTTTCCGAGCCTTACCAGCACCTTGTCGAAGACCTTGAAGGCTGGCTGCTTCCTCGCTTCCTTCTCCCAGAGAGCGCAATGCTTATTGAATATTTCAACCTCGAGCTCTGTTGCTTCTCGCAGTTCCTCATGTACGCTGATTCGCAGGTCGAAGGTTTGGTCGGTCACGAACTTCTCGTTCTCGATTTCGTACTGGTTGCCGAATGTCAGCGTATCTTCGCTTTCGTTCTTGTCGATAAGTTCTCCTATGATTGCCAGCTCTCCGTCCTCGTCTCTCTCATGGAAAACGTAAAGTTTGCCAATTTCAAACGTAGGTTTCGCTGGCTGAGTCTTCTCAATCTCCAGGGTTTTACGGTTCAACTTGCCACCGAGCCGCTCTTCAACGAATCGGATATATCCAGTTGGGTCATGTTTCTTGACCCAATCGACTGTTCGGAAATTCGAAGAAAGGTTTGGGTTAAGTACTTCTTTCTCCTTGACGAATCTTCCGAAAAAGCGTGTCTTCGTCTCATCCTCGTATTTCTCGAATGTGCAGGTTCCTTGTAATTTCTTGTCGCCTACATACTCCAGCACGTCTCCCTTCTTGAAGAACTTGCTCCAGTCTCTCATTTGTTTCGAAGGGAAGAGCAGAACTTCTCCTTCTTTATAGATTTTTCCGTTCTTGTCGAAAAAGTGTTCTCTTCCTGCTCCGTCCTCAGTCCAGATTGCTTTCGCACTGTCCTTGTCGTTTGCCATTCCACTATGCCACACCCTTCCGCATTTTGGCGTGTACAATTCTGTACCGTACTCTTCATTTTTGAGTATTTCGTAAATATCAATATCTTTCTGTTCCATTGTCTGAATGTTTTTATTGTTTGCTATTCTCACTTTCATAATCTGAATGTTTTTTATTGTTTACAACTTTACTCGTCCGAGTTTCTTATAAAGTTCCACCAGTTCCTGAGTATCGAGCCAGAAATCGGTGTTGCCGATGTATACGTGATGTCGATGTTCGTCCGTTATGATTTCTATCTTTTTCATATTTTCCGTTATTTAAAAAGTTCCTGCTGTGGATGAATGATGTCTGCACGCTTCTTCTTTGCCGCCCAGAGAAGGAGGTTGGTGTTCTTGGTTCCAGCATTCTTCTCGAGGTCTCTGATGATGCAGGTCAGGGCATCGTGCTCCGCTTCCTTCTCATTACCGTAGAAGATGCTGAGAGTGTCGTATCTGCTCGGGTAGGCTACCGGGCTGTCGTACCAGTGCTTTCCCTTCTGAATGCTGTAGCCCCATATCCAGCCGAACTTGGTGTTGGCGGTCATTACCTTCCATCCCCAGTTGTCTGCTCCCTCTACGGAATACCCGATTACGTGCGGATTGATGCACACATCCATGATGTTGTACTGGAAGCCTTCATGCTCTGCGACCGGCTTCTTGATGTCGTAGCCGTTATCGGTCAGCCATTTGAACCAGTCGTTCGATGTCTTGAATACGAGCCCAGCGGCTCTGCATTCGTGAAAAAATAACTCATTCATGGCTTTCAATCTTTACGAAGTGTACGTCCTTTCGGTCTTCTCTTTCGGTGTTCAGACAAGCAAGATTCCTGCACGTAATGCCTTCTCTCTTACAGTTCAAGATGCACTCGTGGCAGTTATATTCAGATAGACCTATATCCTCAACCACCTTGCAATTTACACCTTCAATGCTAATTATCGACCCTACCGGGTATTCTGTCTTGAAGCATTCGTTGTTTACAATACATACTTTTTTTGCCATAATTCTTTGTTTAAAGTGTTTAAAATCTGTTTGCCTTATAATTTACCGCCCGAAGCGTGAAAACGTCCCAGAGCGGCTGATTTTGCCCTCATTCGTGGACTATTACTTTTTTCTTCAATTACACCTTCATTTCTATGTTTATTTCTAGACCGAATAGAAGGTGCTGCAAGTCATGCACGTAAGAAATATCCCCAAGATAAAAATCATCTTGGCATACGTCATAGCTATCAGATGGAGCAATATTGTTATAGACTTCTAATTCAATACAACCTGCTTTCCTTTCTGCTGGGAACGCACGAAAGTATAGCTTATCATTGATGCTATAATCATAGTCTATATCATTTGTTTCCCATTTATTCTTACATAGAATTTTCTGAGTAATAGGAATCGGAACAATATCCTTAACCCAAGCACAGCAGTCACCTAAGAGATAGCCTTTCTCTCCAAATTCCGCACCTTCGATGTTCTCTAAGCAGACAACACCTTTCGTAACCGTTCCATCGTCCAACTCCAAAGTCTTTGATGGGTCTGATGATGTTACTCGGTAAGCAACATTCTTAGATGTGCCTAAAGGCACTCCATTAGTCATTACCAAATCTCCGGGAATGTATTCTAACTTATTCATACGCTTTACTTTTTAGATTCAACAATTTCTTTCAAGATTGTACTCTTGCCCTCATTCGTTATTTTTCGGGCTTCCAGTCGATGCCCAGCCGCTGCAGAACTCCACGTTCGTAGTATCTTGTCAGCGAATCCTTGGCTGGCTTGTTGTTTGGGTTCTTCTTCAAGTCCTCGAGATTCTGCTGGATTACCCACCGGAACTTACTGTCTTGGCTCTGCTGGCTCGCTGGCTGCTGGTGCTTGGCTTGCTCGTAGAGTTCCCCGATGCTCGGTCTTGCCGTTGCCGCAGGATCCTGCGCCTTGACTGCTGCCGATTGCGGCTGCTGGCTTGCGGCTGGCTTGGTGTTGTCGTAGTTGCCCTCCAGCACCTTCGGGAAATACTTCCTTGTCATTACCCAGTCGTATGATGCCCAGGAATGCCCTGCGTTCAGATAGTCGCTAGCCATAGCCTTGTCGATTGCCAGGTAAATCTTGGAAATATCTCCCTTGCAGTCCTTGAGCCTTCCTCTGATTGCTTCCTTGCGGTTTTCCGTCATAAGCGTCAGCCTCCGCATTGCGCTGTTGGTCTTGTCGTGCTGCTCGTTCCAGTAGTCCTTGATGGCTGCGTAGTCGATTTCGCCTTTCTTGGATTTCTTTTTCTCAGAGCTTTTTTGCGGTTCTTCTGCAGCGCAAACGTTTTTCTCGGAAAAACTTTGCATAGAAGCTTCTTTAGAAGGTTCTAATATATTTGTTTCTTTAGAAACATCATTATCATCAACATTATCATTTACATATTCATTATCATAAACATTATCATATAAGGTTTTTGAAAAAACCTCTTGGTTTTGTTTGGTTATTTCTGAAACCTCTTGGTTTTTATCTAAACCAATTGGTTTTTGTTTATCCTCTTGGTTTTTTCTTGGTCTGCCACCCTTTTTGCCATTGGCTCGCCATCGTTCTACCTTCTCTTCGTACTTGGCTTTATTCCGTTTCATATCGTCAACGATAAAACCGAAAGCCATACGCACGACTGGTTCGAGACTTATAGTCTCCCCATCCCTTGCGTAGAGAAATATCGCTCTCGTCAGTTGCCCGAGTTGTTCATCGGTCAGCCCCTCGATAAGAGCGTAGTATGATGTGTATAAGATGAATGAATCGTTCATGATGCTTTATTCTGATAATGATAATTTCTTTTCCAGCTTCCGTTTGAGCACGGTGGCCATACGGATTTTGTTCCGCTGGCTTGTGTCGGTCGGTGCTGTCACTTTCCCACCTAGGGAAATATAATTTCCTAACTGGAGAATTATATTCCTTAGGTCGGTTTTTGATATAGGAACAGCCATAAGCCCTGCCTTTACTTAATTAGCAATCTCCGTGCGCCTTGCACCTGCTTGATGTACTTGGCGCACGCTTTAGGATGGTCTGCCTGAAAAGCCTTGGCATCGAACTTCTCGCTTGCCTTCGGTGCTTTCCACGTTGCCAGCATCTTTCCGTTTCCGTCCACGATGCTCTCTGCGTCCCCGAAGAACAGCTTCAAGTTGTCCTCAATCTCATCCTGCTCGGTCTCCAGTTTCTTGTTCTGAACCTTGAGTTCCTTGAGCCTAGCAATCTGTTCGAGTATCTCCTTCGTTGCAGTCACTTCCTTGCCAGCTACATGTAGAGGAGACTTTAGGAGAACGTCTTGTGCGCTGTAGGCTGGCGGCTCTTGGTTGCCCACGATGTAGTCAAGCCAGAACTTGGTTATCTCGTCTCTCATCCATCCGAAGAATTCGGGGTCGAAGTCGATGTCACGGTAGCCGAACTCCCTGCCTGCTGTCAGCCAGGCAAGTGCTCCATCCTTGTATTCGCCCACTCCTAGGTTCATTTGAAGCTGGCAGAACCAATGCTTCGGAAGGTCGTCTGCATCTATCTGCATCTGCGTTGTCTTGCACTCTAGGATGCTCTTGCTCGCTTCGTTGTGCGTTGCCCCGGTTCTCCAGAAGGTGCGGTCTGGACTTACTCTCAGATACGGAGTATCGGTGTTCGTGATGGTGTAGTCGTCAGTCGATGCCTTGATGATGTGGCAGTGGCTCTCTCGCTTGAAGAACTGTGCAACGGCATCCTCAAGCAGGTGTCCTGCAACCATCGCAAAGTTCTCAACCTTTGGTGGGTCGATACCCTTCTTGCGTCTCCACAACTGGTATGGTGTTTCCCATGGGTTCAGTCCCAGTACTGTGCCTGCCTCTGATGCTCCTATTCCCTTTGAGCGGTTCTGCAACCACTCCTCTCTGCTTTTGTATTTTATTATCTGTTTCATTGTCTGAATGTCTTATTTATCAAAAAAGAATTTTCTAGCTGCTGTAATAACGATCGTGCGAAGGAATTTATCCCTTTGCATTGCTTGAGCAATTCCATCTGCGAGGTAAGCGGTTTTACCGTGGTAAGCAATATGAAAATCGAATCCTTGGTTTCCGTCTTCATCTGCATCTCCAGTCGGCTCTATTGCAGCCTGCAGATAGCATCTTTCTTCTTCGGCTTCTTCTGCCCATGCCTTGTACCCATCTGCGGTTCTGCTAAAGTACTTGTCGATGGTGCTCTTGTGTTTCTGTTTGTTTTCTTTTTCTGCCATAATTTTTACTGAATGTTTAAAAGTTGCCGCAGGTTCCCTATAATCTGGTCAGGTTCCCACCCTGAAGGTTGCCCTGCGGCTAATTGGGAAACGCTATAACATTATAAACTAAAACTATTTCTTTGCGGCTGTGCCAGTCTTGCCTTGGCTGCGGCTCATTGCCTTCTCTGCCTTCTTCTGTGCGCTCTCGGCTGCTGCCTGCGCCTGCTGTGCGATTGCTTCCTGCTGCTTTGGCTTCTTGAAGGTCTCCTCTACTGTGGTCGTACCTTCCTTGATGGCGTTGTACACACCAGCCAGCTTCTGAATATCCTCTGCCGTGACTTCCTCGGCTGATTTCTTGCCCAGGTATTCCAGCAGCATAAGGTCTGTTACCTGGTACACTTGGAAGCAGGCTACGCAGCTCTTCCACTGGCTCTGTACGCCAGTCTGCTTGATGTGCTCGAGTGCCTTTGCCTGCACTTCCTTCACCACGCTTGCAATTAAGACCTGCGGCACGACCTTGCAGATTGCGTTGCGTTGAGCAATGGCAACTGCCGCATTGCCAACCACCACCTGCATATCCTGCGAGTAGGTGTAGCCCTTCGAGGTCAGAATGCTTCGCTTTACTTCGGTAGAGTATGCAACGTTGCTCTCTAGGTCATGGCATACGCCTTGTGCCGTGATGGTCTTGCCATCGTTTGCGATGATGCGACCAGCGATGCGCAGGTTCTTCCAGCAGGCGGAAATGATTTCCGTAAACCTGACGCTAGGACCCTCGATTACTGTTGTCTTTCCGTTCTTGTCCGTGCGCTCCAGATGATAGAAGCAGTTGTAGGCTACATCATCGTCCATGGCTGCTAATGCTACCATGTTCTTCTTGCATTGCATGATGTCTCTCGGGAACTTGTGCGCTGTTGCAATCTGTCCGTCAATCTCCGAGCGGTTGATAGCTTCCAGCATTTCGCCACCGCTCACTTGAATAATTTCATTTTCCATAATTCGTTCTTTTTATTGTTCAACATAATCTTTTAATTAACCTAGTGGAAGGCTGGGGATTCGAACCCCAGTTGACTGCCAAAACTTACCCCCCCCTTGCCAGCTGCCGAGGGATGCCCTTCCGTTGCAGGGCGCACGCTGTCGTTTCCGCATATTGCATGGTAAAAACAACTAATTTTAGATAACCTTTGAAAAATGAGTTTTGCGTGCGCCCTTTGCCCTGCCGCTGCAGGGAGCCATATAATAATTGTTTAACATCGTAATCAAACCAGTTGAGCCATAAGGCTGTCGAGCCTGCTTTCCTCGAAGGCGTCCATCGGGTCTTGGTCTGCGTATTGGCTGTTCTCTTCCAGCCAGTCGTCCATCACGTCTTGATAGTTGACGCAACCCTCGATAGCTTCCTCCAGCCGCTCGCTGTCGTTGTTGTTATTCTTGTGAGAAACGACCGCTGTGTTCCCGGTTCTGTCGCACCATACGCAGATGTTGCCTGCCTTGGTCTTGATGTCTACCCTAGCAACCGCTGGTCGCTGTGGATCACGGTCTAACTCCATCCAGATGGCATCGTACATTGCCTCTTCGCATTGTTTGATAATTCTTGGTTCCATACGCTCTTACCGTCTGATTAAATAGTTAAAGAATGTCAGACGTGCGTCCGCAAGCGTCTGCTTGTTGAACTCGCTCATAGGGAGCACCGGAACTCCGTCTAGTGAAAGACAAAGCATATTGTCGAACTCCCTTACCTGAATGCGTCTTTCCGCTTCCTTCATGGTTGCCAGTCGCTTGTTGTCCTTTCGCTCCTGCTCCCACTTGGCGGTAAGCTGCTTCGCTTTTTCGTAGGCATTCATCATAAGGCAATCCTCCAGACTTTTTTAATCTCGCTGCCCTCGAAGACCTTGCGGTTGTCGATTCTGCGGAACTTGACCTTAATCTTACCAGCCTGCAACCATCTGCGCAGGGTGTTGCGATGGATGCCAAGCACCTTGCAGGTCTCTGTCATGGTGTATCTGCCTGCATCCGCTACCTTTGGTTCTACGTTCGTCATATTATGCCCTCCAAAAGATTAAAGTTACTAATACGATGGCAACTGCCAGGCTTATTACTTCGTCACTTGTGATAATCTCGATAAACTTCTTCATACGCTCTGAATGTTTAAATTGGTTCTACTTGATTATTTGCGTACGGCTGCACGTCTCTTCTTTGGTGTTATCAATCCAGCCTTAATGAGGATAACACGCACGTTTTGCTGGGTGCAACCAACACGCTGTGATACTGCGAGCATTATTCTGCTGTCTGATGTCTCGGCAGGTGCTTTTGCTCGGAAATCTGCAAACATCGCTATGATGTTCTTCTTTCTTTCGTCCTGCTGCTTCTGCAACGGTGTTCGAAAATCATAATTAAAATTTTCTCCCATTTTATTTGTATTTTAAATTATTTTCTTTATCTTTGCAAAAGAGTTTTTAAACTCGTTTCTGAAATCGTTTGCAAAAATAAAACAAATATTTTAGATTACAAAACATTTGATGGTGGTTTTAATATTAATTTAATTTTATTTAATTTTGTTTTAATATGAACGGAGAAGAACTAAAACAATATATAAAGCGCTCGGGAATGTCCGTTGCTGCTGTTGCGGAGGAGTTAGGAACAAGTCCTCAGAACTTGAATGCGAAGTTTAATCGCAAGTCTATAAAGATAGATTTCTTTCAAAAGATAAAGGAAATCATCGACAAGTGTGCCCCTCCCCTCCCTGCCGAGATGGAAGAGGCTGTTTTCGGTTCAAACGTCAATGGTTCGAACAGCTCCAATGTCTCCCAGTCAATAGGTAGTGATGCTGCCTTGGCTGCTGAGAATAAACTGCTGCGAGAACAGAATGAGTTCCTTCAAAGTCAAGTAAAAACGCTGCTTGCCATTGTGGGACAGAAATAATTTTGTAACTTTGCAAAATGAAAAAGTATGGTTAGTCAAAAAACAACAGACGATAGGGAGACGGACAGAAGAAAGCTCTTGGCTGGGTATCTGTACGACTGCTCGAAAATGATGTACGGAAGCGTTGCTGTCGGTGGTCTGTCTCCTCTACTAACTGGTGACCCATTGCAGGCGGTTCATCAAGTCTGCTTGGTGTCGGGTGTGGCTTGTGGCGCATCACTTGCGTACCTTGCAAATTATATAATGAAATTTAAAAAATAAAGATTATGGATGCATTCTTGTTATTTAACGTGATGGCATTGGGAATGACCATTGCATTCGGCATTTTCTTGAAATCAAAGAAAGGTCAGAAGTGGTTGCGTGAACTTTAGTTCTCGCTCCAGGTACAATATCAACTAAAATTCTAAGTAACGATGAAAGATGAGGATTTCATAGAGCGGAAGGAGAAAATACTTCTTGCCGCCCTCGGGAAAAGCTGGCTATGGAAAGCCAGCAGGTTGATAATAGGTATCATCCCTCCAGTGGGTGCGCTTGTTATGCTGGTGCACTGCACTCTGCTCTCGTTCGGCATTCGGGTAAAACTCACGGAGTGGATATTCGACTGCTCGTTCTTCGGCTTCATTGCCTGGATCATCGTCAGCCTTGCCTATGGGTTCTGCTGGGTGCATCGAGCGTTCGCTACCTACGGAGTGCTGATTTCATTCTGCATCGACTTCCAGCGTTCTTTCGGGTTCGGTGTTTTTCGCCAGCCGCTGCAGCTGCTGATGGTCGCCCTAGGGCTGCTGCTCTTCTTCGTCTTCATCAAGAAAAAGGCTTGGAATGAGTTCTATGAAAGAAATATTAATCATTTAAACGAAAAGTAATATGAAAAAGATAATAATGTTATTCGTGCTTGCGCTTGCGTGCGTGGGTGTGCGTTCGCAAACTCTTTTATCTAGGAGTTATGACGTTTCTCCAGTTATTAGCTACACCGTTTTTGAGCCGCAAAAAGACACGGTGTATTACTGGCAGATAAACAATGTTAATTCAGCTAAGATGATTGAATCTTTCTATCTTAGGTTTCGTGGAAGAAACGAACTGCAAAGAACGCTCAAATTTCTTGTCTCACTTGAAGGTGAAGAAAAGGGTAGGACTTACAGGCTTGACGACACGATTGACGGAAACGAGGTAACAACTGGAAAGGTAGAAGGTTTCCTCTTTATCCCATCCGCAGAAGGTGTTACCATCGAAAACAAAAAAGGGTTTCTTCCATCCTCATCATTCTATACCTACAAAAGTCTAGCTGATGTTGCCAAAGGTGGCTTTGATGAAATTAAAAGAAAGAAACAACCTCGGCAATTCGTGTTTGAATGAAGTATCTTAGTGTTCTTCTCGCCTACGAGGAATACCTGCCAGTTCTCACCCCTTCCGAGGTGGATGGGCTGCTGGCTTCTCGCCCAACGCTGGCTCAGTTGCAGGACTGGTCGCAAAGATTGAATAACCATCGGGCAAGGCTGGAAAGCATTTTCAGTCGTGCCTATCAAAAACAGAAAGATTATGGAAGATAAAAATCTGATGTCCGCTGATGTGGATATAGTAGTTCGTTTCTTCTCTGCCATCGACCGCCTGAAGGCTGATGGTTGCATTGGCGGTCTGAAGACAATAACCGACCGGTATGGTCTCAACCGCTGGAACATCATGTCCCTGCGAGACGAGCCTGCCGAGTACTACGGTCGCTTTCGTCCGTCTTGGGTTCAGTTCCTGGTACGTGATTACCACATCAACCCATACTGGCTGCTCCTTGGCTCGGGAGAGTTCTATGCGACTGGCTTCACGCCCGAAATCGTGAAAAACCTGAATAAAAACTGCACAAGAAAAAAGCAGTCTGCATAAGTTTTTAATTTTCAATTATTTAGAACATACGTTATGATTTTAAGTACCACTCCAACAATAGAAGGCCACCCTATCCGTGAATACCGTGGCGTAGTGACCGGCGAAACCATTATCGGTACCAACTTTGTAAAGGATTTCTTTGCCAGTGTCCGTGATGTAATCGGCGGCAGAAGCGGTTCTTACGAAAGCACACTTCGCGAGGCTAAGGATACAGCCCTCAGAGAGATGGCCGACCGTGCCGCATCCCTGGGCTGCAACGCCATCGTGGGCATCGACCTGGATTACGAAACCGTAGGCAACAGCGGTTCCATGCTGATGGTAACATGCAGCGGAACGGCGGTGATTATCTAAGTTCTGCGACTGTACAAAAGGACAAAACATACTTGAAATGGGGCGGTAACTGCCTTAAAAATCGAGTTACCGCCCCTGTTCAGATATATTTTATCTATATAGTGTGGTGACATACACCTGATGAAGGTCACCAACTTTCTTCTATTTCATTTATTCTATCACCCAATCCTCTATACTTCGCTGGTTTTCCGAGAAGTTAATACCCACTTTCACAACCTTTCGCCCATCATCGGCAAAAGCCTTGGCATAGTCCTTGTCGCTGATTTGCGCCATGGCGATGTCGGCAGACTTCTTATATTTCAACTCAAAGATAAAGATACTCTTATCCGTCTTGAGCACAAGGTCTATTCTTCCATCCGAAGTGGTATGCTCCACCTTCACATCTTCGCCAAGCATGGTGAAGATGGTGAATATCACGGCTTGATAGTGACGCTCATTATTGTTGATAATCGTATATGGGAACTTATCATAGAATGCCTTCAAATGAGGCATAAAGGCTCCCATGTCGTCATTGATGAGCACATTCTTTTTATA